ATTAACGCCCTGTTCACAATTTCATATGTGCCCCTATGCTATTATTTAATTGCAAGGACAAACTTGCATCGAACATCAACCACGAGATGAAAGGTCGAACACAATGAAAGTTAGTACGAAGTATGTTACTGTGGAAGCAGTGAAAGACAAACAGGTTTTGACCCTGCTGTTTCTGGACTGGAACAGCAAGCGCGACTGTCTGGAAGTCGTCAAGATGCATGGTATGAAACCGCTCACCTCTTCCACCGGTTCCAAGGGCCTTGAAATGGCTCTTGAGGATATCAACGCCGAAACGCTGAAATGCGAAATCGGCGCAGAGATTCCTCATGATTTCATGCTTGACGGTGACGACTTCACCGCCGTATATAAAGAAAGGGGCGTTTTCAATGGCTGACCCTTGCACCTGTACCGGCCCTTGCGCCACTCCGACCAATGTTTCTTATACCTTTCTTTATGAGGACGCGGCACAAAACATATACGGCCTTGTTTATGACAAGGACGGCAATCTCCTGAACATCGTTGACGGCGTGGGCAAGCTCGACCCCCTGCCCTTTACCGCCTTTGAAGAGGCCGCACGCCGTGGCTTTCCGTATGCGCCCCAGTGGTCTCCCTGTTGCCACGGGGGCAAGACCATGGAACAGCAGGCCGCAGAGCTGGAAGCACAGAAACACCACATTGCCAGCATCTACACGAACCAGTCACCCACGGCCCTCTATCCGACCAACGGCGACAGCGTGGCGAAACAGTTTATGTTGCGCTGGATTTTCTAAGAGGTGATACCATGCAGGACATTAACAACAAGCTGGCCGATATCAAGACCAATACCAAGTATTAAAGGAGAATATACTATGTTTAACAAGAACAAACAGAACGCCGCTTCCGAAGTTGTTAAGTCTTATCTGTCCATTAAGGACGCAACTGTGCAGGCGTGTCACCTCATTTCCGACCGAGTTTGTGTGTTCACTCTGAATGTCCCGGGCGCGACGTTCCTCAATCTGAAAGTCGTTGACGGCAAAAACGGCGAGTTTATCGCAATGCCGCAGAGCAAGGGGCGGGACGGGCAGTATTATGACATATACCGTGTGTACTTCTCTGAGCAGGATGCACAGCGCATCATTGCCGTAGTTTCGGAGCACGCAACGGCACAGGGCGAAAAGACGGATTATAAGACCCGTTACGAGGTGTAAACATGAGCAAGCGCAACATGAAAAATATTGCGCTTGACCTATATGAAAGCGGTGGATGGGTCAATATCCCGTCCATCGCTTCTTTAGGTTGTTGGTGCAATATCCTTATTGGTAAACGCCAAGTTGGTAAAACCTATGGCACATTGAAATATGAGCTGAACGAGGGCAAAAGGTTCCTGTACCTACGTCGCACAACCACGGAGTTTGACGCAATCACCAGCGACCCCGATTTGAACCCTTTCTTGCCTCTGAAAAGAGAAGGGTTTGACGCGGATATTGTAAAGGGTGGCAAGGTCACTTATACAATAGGTCGGTTTGAGTATGAGGACGGCAAGCCAAAGCAATGCCTAGAGAAATACGGAATCGGCATGACGCTCCCCAGTATTGCGAATATCCGTGGTTTCAATGGCTCTCCGTTTGAGGACGTGGTTTTTGATGAATTCATTCCCGAAAGAATTGTTATCAAGCGCAAGGCAGAGGGCGACGCGCTTTTGAATGCCTATGTTACCATCAACGGAAACAGAGAACTGGAAGGAAAGCCCCCGCTCCGGCTCTGGCTTTTGGCGAATGCGTTTGATATCGCGTCTCCGATTTTGGTTGAACTTGGGGTTGTGGATGAAATCGCCAAGCTGTGCAGGACGGGCAAAGAGTGGACGGTAACAGAAAGCGGCGTGTTCATTGGTATGCCCAAGTCCAGTGCGGTAAGTGCCAAGCGTGCGCAGACCGCTTTCATGCGTCACATGATGAAAAACAAGGATTCAAAGTTTTATAAAATGGCAATGGAAAATCAGTTTGCTTACAACAATCTGGAAGCGGTACGGCCTATGAACCTGAAAGGCATGAAACCCCTGTATGCCGTGGCCGGTCTATATGCGTATGTGTACGACGGCAACCACATTTATTTGTGCACGTCCCGGCACGAAAGTAGGGAAGTTTACCCGGACACGAAAGCAGGGAAAACCGCTTTCCGTCTGCATCATCCATTCTTTGAGGCTATGTTAAATCTTAATCAGGTTTGGTGTTCCGATGTGCCTACGTTGCTCAAAATCAAAGAATTTCTTGACATCGACGATTAAAGATAGTATGATAAAGGTGCAGGGGCCCCCAAAACTTAGACAGGCCGGAAGCTTGTGGGGTAGCATTTCTAAGTTGCGCACCCCTGCTTTTATAGAAAGGAGTAGGCTATGCTTACTTATTCATACAAGTATGCCGCAGAAAAGCGGCTCTCCCCGCACTTTCGCGTTCGGGAATTCCATTCCAAGCATGACCCCAGCGACATTGTAAAGGTTGACGAGCGGCTTTTGACTTTGCTTGAAAACATCCGGAATTTTACCGGTAAACCGGTACACATTAACAGCGGATATAGAAGCAAGGAATATAACGCCACTCTCAAAAACGCCTCTCCCCGGTCTCAGCATTGTAACGGTATGGCGGCTGATATTTGGGTTGAGGGCGTGACACCGGCCAGAATCGCAGATATCGCAGAGGTCTATTTGGGCGCTTCTGGCGGTATCGGCGTATATCACACGTTCACCCATGTGGACGTTAGAACCAACAAATCAAGATGGAAAGGAGCCTATTGATTATGGCACTCAGCATTAACGACGTTATCGCACTGGCAAACGCAGGTTTTTCCAAAACCGATATTGCCGCTTTTATGAATCTGGGCAATCCCCAGACCACTCCCCCCAGCCCTGTGCAGGTTCTCGGCGCAACTGCTCCCACGGTTCCGACCGCTCCGGCGACGGTTTCCACTCCTGCACCTGCCCAGCAGGCTCCGGCCACTCCCGACCTTGGCCAGCTGGTGGCAAGCCTTGCCGACCTTAGCAAAAAGGTTGACGCGCTCAATGTTCCGACCGCTGGCACCGTGGGCGCTCTTCCTACTGTCACCAGTGTGGAAGATATCATTCTTGGGGCGGTCAAGCCTGCCCCTGCACCCGAAAGCCCTAATTTCAGTATTATGGAAGGAGTTGTTAAGTAATGGCTAACCAGAATTTCCCCAAAAAGGCAGGCGCAACGGTTTTCTGTCCGCAGGACATTTATACCATTGCCAATAATTTGGTTCAGCAGGTGACGGGCCAGACGGCAATCACTGCCGTTGATACCTCTTCTTTTATCAACGTCGGGCAGATGTGCCTTAACACCAGCAAAGAGGGCACGTTGCAGGCCCTCTATAACATGGTTTCGCGTACCATCATTACCACCCGCGCATATAGTGGCCGCTTTACCAGCATTGAGGCCACGTCGCAGGAATGGGGCCTGTTCATCCGCAAAATCGCTTTCTTCTCTGGCAAGTTTGACGAAACCAAGTTCATCAACACGGTGCAGAACCCCAACACCTTGCGCGATGGGCAGAGCGTGGATATGTACAAAATTTCCAAGCGTTACCCGCTGGAAATGTGGTACACTGGGCAGGCGACGCTTGACCAGACCTATACCACGTTCCGTTCCCAGCTGACGACCGCTTTCACCAGCGAAAGCGAACTGTCGGCATTTCTGGCCGGTATTACCACCGAAGTTGCAAACGACGTGGCCCGCTGGAAAACCGCCGAGAACCGCGCCGTCGTGATGAACTTTATCGGCAGTCTGTACAACACCGGCAAACCGGGCCAGAAGGTCAACCTTACTGCCGAATTCAACAAGGCACGCGGTACGACCTACACCACCGCAGAACTGCTGACCACCCATTTGCAGGAGTTTCTTTCTTTCTTTGTCTCCCTGCTGGAAACCCAGACGGCCCTGCTTGAGGAAAGCACCGACCTTTATCATCTGGTTCCCGCCTGCACCGACGACAACGGAGATCCGTTGACCCTGCTCCGGCACACTCCCAAGAGTGAACAGAAACTGCTTCTGTACCAGCCCCTCATCAATGATGCCAAGTCGTGGGTGTTCCCCGCTATCTTTGGCCCCGGTTATCTTTCCTTTGGTAACTATGAGGGGGTCAACTTCTGGCAGAACATCAACGACAAGAGCCGCGTGAATGTCATTCCTGCTCAGTTCAACGTGAACACCGCCAAGCAGGAGACCGGTAAAGAAGTTGACCTGCCCATGGTGGTTGGCCTGCTGTATGACCGCAGAGCGCTGGCGACTGTCTACATGATGGACAGTGTTTATACTACTCCTTTCAACACGAAAGGCGAGTATTACAATACGGAGCATCATTGGAAGATGAACTATATCGCGGACCCCACCGAGAACGCAATTCTTTTCTATATGAGTGACGACGTACAGCCGTAACCAGCCGATAAGGCCCGACCGTAAAAGGCCGGGCCTTTATTGTTAGAAAGTAGGTGCAAAAATGGCACGAGGCGAATTTAACGGCGCGGTTCCCGCGCCTAGCGTGGAACATGGGTATCACTTCCACTTTGGAAACGTTGAGAAGCGCGTGAATTCAACCAAAGCATTTGATTATACCAAACTCCCCGACGAGGAGCGTTGTGATTTCAAGCAAACCACCAGCATGGAGCGGCCCGTGATTTACGTCACGTTGAACAGTATCAACATTTCCCCCCAGTGGAATTATTGCCAGTGCGAAGAGACAGCAAGTTTCTATTGGATACGCGATATTTCAATTGGTATCCGAGGCAGGGGAACCGCGAATATCTGGCAGTTCACGCTGGAGCTTGATCCGCTGGCAACATACCGGGATGAAATCTTGAAAACCGATGCATTCATTGAATATGGATTCAATCAAGATTCCAGCGGCGCAACGTTCCGTTTACAGGATACCCGGCAGGCCGTTGGAATGGCTCCCAAGATTTCCACAGCGTCGGCAGATATCACGGACGGAAATATTGATGCCTCTGGTGGCACATATGTTCTGTCCTGTGTTGGCAAGTCTGGCCTGCACGCCTATGCAATGAGCGCCGCCACGTTGGGCAGTCTGTTGACCGCAGTTTCCTTGACGTGGGAAGTCCTTACAAAGCCTATGGTTAGTTGGGAGTTGGCATTGCCCGAGTTTATGAACAAACTTTTGTTCGGCGGCAACGCGTTGGAGTGCGTCCGCTCCTGCATCTGGATACCCATAAACCTTTCCAGATACGGCGCAGGACGGCAGACGGAAATCACCTTGGGGCAGTTCAACACCACCGTTTTTGCACAGCAGGTTACTCCATCAAGCTCCCGTAGTGTTCACACGACTATTGCGATCCCGTGGCCTGCTGACGACTGGAAGCGCATGAACTGTCAAATACAGCTTTATGTTCCTTTCGTGGGCACGTTGGCGGTTCCCGTTGACCAGTGTAACACGGCGGCAAATATTGATATTGATTGGTCTGTGTGTTTCGTGGACGGCAGTGTAACAACACTAGTTCGAGCAGGAGATTACACGGTATACGCGGGAAGCACCAGCATAGCCAGCCCCTACGGAATCGGCACCAGTAATATTGACCCGGTGCGTGCGCTGACCGGTGCAATCAGCACCGTCTCCGGTGCAATGAATTTCGGCGGGGGTCTCCTTTCCACAGTGGCAGGATTCACAGGCGGCGTATCTCAGGCCGCGCAAGGTATGGCCCAAGTTGCGCAGGGTGTACAGCAAACAGTTTCCCCCATCAACTGTTCTGCCGGAACTATGGGTGGAGCGTCGCAGGTACAGCTACCTTTGGAAGCAAAGTTGACCCTGCTGTATTATCCCCCGGTGGACGATGCAGGTTTCCAAAAAGTTTACGGATACCCAGTAATGAAAGTTGCCAAGCCTGTGCAGGGATACTGTAAGACCCGTGGTTTCTCCTGTGCTCCGCTGAACGCCAAGCCCGATGAAATTTCTTACATCAACGCCGCAATGGACAGCGGTGTTTTTATCGAATGAGGTGATTATATATGTACCAATGTTATAGCGGATACTACGACGGCGGCACGTTGTGCGGGAATTTCGATGCAACGTTTTCCACCGATGCAATGAATTACTGGGAGCGCTCTTTCTTCCAGCGGCTCCGTGGTCTCATTGAGTTTAACGGGCTCCCCGAGAATGGCCCCGGTCAAATCGGATGGGATTATGATGCCTTTCTTTACCAGCTGTTCCGCACCGGTTATGCGACCGTGTTCAAGTCGAAAACATACGGTTTGGTTGTACAGCCCGCATTTCCGACCGGTTACGGCCTGCAATACCAGCCGCGCGGGATGCAGATTTCGACGACGTTTTTCAATTTTCCGCGCCCTCTGGAAATCGGCAAAGAGTGCGCCGTTATCAAGCTCACACCCGACTATCAAGGAACGTGGGACTTGGTGACCAAGTACGCGCGGGAAATGCAGTTGGCAGAAATCGCAATCCGGCAAAGCGCAATCAATGCCCGTTTCGCCTATGCGGCTATCGCCAAGGACGACAAGGGCAAGCGCACCATGGAAGGCATCTTTAACAAGCTGGCGAACGGTGCGCCTGCTGTTGTTATCAATGCCGATTTGAAACAGCAGTTGACCACAAAGGCCGATGGAGATTTTACCCTGCCCATCATGCAGTTTGACCGCGACCTTTCCAAGAACTTTATTCTTCCCGATTTGATGGAGTATCGTCGGAACATCCTGTGTGACTTTTACAGGGAAATGGGCGTGTCTGTCCAGCCCAACAAAAAGGAAAGAATGGTTGTGACGGAATCGAAAGCGGCAGACGCGGAGACCTTCAATCGGCGCGAGGTCTGGCGCATCACGCTGGAAAAGTCCCTTGCAATCGTGAATGAAATGTACGATACAAACATTACCTTTAAAATGGTTGAGCCCGATTTTGACGCAGGCGAGGCCGACGAGACCAACGAAGGGGAAGAGGTGAATAACAATGTTGGTGAATGAGTTAGTATCCTCTTGCAATCTGGAAGCGCTGTTGATGGCTGACCCCAACCTTTTTGCAAATATGGTTGTCCCCGAGGGCATGGAGAAAGCGGGAGTTATCCAAGCTATCCGCAGGGCCCACGGTCTGGCTCCCCTGTATCACCCCGACCCCATCTGGATGAAATCGGAATTGTATTGGTGGAGCCGGGAAAATCTCCCCATTTGGAAAAAGCTTTTCGCAACAACTCAGCTGGAATATAATCCCATCTGGAACACCGACGTGCACGAGCTGACCAAGGACACCACCGAACGGGCCAAGGATACCGCCGAGAACACGGCCACCCACTCCCACGGTGGAGCCGACGAGCAGAGCCAGCACGCAGACGACCGCCACCAGATGGAGACCACCGGCAACCTTTACCATGAGGACACGAAAGCGGACGGTTTCACCACGGACAATGCTGCAGGGCAGGAGAAAACTGTGGGCAGTACTGCCGGAAAAGAGCATGGTTTTGCTCATACCCAGACCAGCGCGGACGAGACCCGGGACACCAAGGGCACCCTTGACCGGGATACGACCGGCACCCGTCTCACGACCCACGGCGAAACCATGACCGATAAACTCAAGACCACCAAGGACAGCCAGACGGACGTTGAGGGCAAGGTTTCTGCCGAGAACGAAGCGACCTATCAACCGTTCGACGCTTCCACCACTATCTATAAGGAGACCGGCACCGCAGACGATACCCGCAAAACCGACTGGACAGAGACCGAGAACACCACCGGCACCCAAGACGACGTAACCACCGAGAACATGACCGACCACCAAGAAAGCACGTCGGACACCGAGACCAAGCAGGACACCGAGGGCCTCACAACCGGCCAGCGGGACAGCATCGACCGGGCCCACGGCACTCATGGAGACACGGGCCGCACTGATGGGCACGGGCACACCGAGCGGCAGGCCGGAGACCGTGGAACCTCGCAGGATTCTAAGACCGGCAAGCATGAGGAACACGGCCTTGCGGCTGTTACGGGCAAGGAATCGGAGACCGTTACCACCGTCCACGAGTGGAAACGAGGCGGTAATATCGGTGTTACCACGACGCAAGAGATGATTGAAGCAGAGCGGCAGACGGTGCTTTTCAATATGTATCGTGTGATTGCTGATTCCTTCCACCGCACGTTCTGCCTTGACTTTTATTGATGGGGGTGGTAATATGATTTCGGAAATCATCGTTGCTCTTATCAGCGGGCTTGTGACGCTTTCGGGTGTTCTTATCGCAAACAGCAAGGCGCAGGCCGTCACCGATACCAGACTAGATGAATTGACCCGGGAAGTGCGCGAACATAACCACTTTGTACGCCGTGTTCCCGTGTTGGAAGAGCAGATGAAAGTGGTGAACCACCGTATCGACGACTTAGAAAGGAAAGGTGATTGATATGAAAATCCAGCCCGCAACGATTGCAAGAACCGCCGTTCTCGCGCTGGCTCTGGCAAATCAGGTTCTTAGCGTGGCCGGTCTGAGCCCCCTGCCCATCGACAGTGCCACCCTTGAGCCTTGGGTGACCACCGGTCTGACGACCGCCGCCGCTCTTTGGGCATGGTGGAAAAACAACAGCTTTACCCCGGAAGCAATCCGGGCCGACGAGCTGTTGAAAGAAATGAGGGGGTGAATTTATGGATTATCCGTTTTGTCCGTCCCCGCCTTATGTTCCCGGTGATCCGGGGATGTATGACCTTCGTTGGATGGTCTCCCAGATTCAGAGCTTGACAGCTCTGGTGCAGGGCATTGCCAAAGGGCAGGAATCGCAGGGCGGCAACATCACCGCGCTCAATTCCGCAATGGCTGACCTTGCGGCTGCTCAGAAGTGTATCAACGAACGTCTGAATGATGGCGACTTCGAGAACGGTAAGTTTCTGGAATGGGCAAACAAAAATCTGCCTGCTATGGTCTGTGAAATGGTGCGTTTTGTGTGGTTTGGTCTGACCCCGGACGGGCATTTCTGTGCATACGTCCCTGCAAATTGGGGCTGGCTGACCTTCAACACCGGAACCGATATCACCGAACCGGAGTATGGTCATCTTATCATCACCTATTAAGAAAGGAGTTTTTATATGAGTTGCAAGAATGATTGTGGTTTCCCCATCAAGCCCGCACCCTTTGCGCCTGCTGACCCCGGCCCCTGTGGGCCGGGCCCCCATCACCCGCCGATGCCGCCCCGGCCCCCTGTTCCCTGTGGGCCGTGTCCCCCGTCTCAGTATATCGGCTCCCGGTATGTGCCGATTTTCGCAGACCCCATTGAATGGGACAATCGCCGCTCCTACGAATCCCTTACCATTGTGACCCACGACGGCGAAAGCTATACCAGCAAGTGCAACGTGGGCCCGGGCGTGGATATCACCAATACGAGATACTGGGCCAAAACCGGTGCTTATAATGCGCAGGTGGAGCAGTATAAGAACGAGGTGAAAGACCTGTCGTCTCAGGTCTCCGGTTTCGCGTCTGACAACGCGGAATTCCGGGAGAAAATCGACCAGTTCACCAAGGACAACGCGGAGATGAAAAACACTGTGGCCGAGGACAAAGCCCGTGTTGACGCTCTGGCCGAGCGCGTGGCGACTGCCGAGACCGAGATTGACGGTTTGCAGGCCACCACTGCCCAGCACACCACCGAGATTGCCGACCTGCACGCCAAAGACGAGGATTTGCAGAGGCAGATTACCAGCAATGACGGCGACATTGCCGCAATTCAGGCCAAGAACACCGAGCAGGATTCTCGGCTGAACGGCATTGATACCAAGCTCAAGAGCCACGATGCCAGCATCGCCAAGAACACCGCCGACATTGCCAAGAATACCAAGAACATTCAGGACAATGCCGCCGCTATCGCCAAGAACGCCCACGAGCTGGCCGACCATGCCGAACAGCTGGCCGACCATGAGGGCCGTCTTACTGCCCAGCATGAGGAAATCACGGCAAATCATCAGGCTATCGATCGCCTTACCAGCGTTACGGACGGGCTCCGGTCTGACCTTACCGAGGATGAGGCTAAGATTGAATCCAACCGGGATGCAATCGCGCACATTCAGGAGAAGGACGTTCAGCAGGATGGGCAGCTGGACAAACTGGAAGAGTGTTGCGAACAGGCCAAGGCCCACTTTACCCAGCTGGACACCAAGACCGACAACACCAATGCCGCGCTGACCGCTGAAATCGACCGCGCCAAGGCCGCAGAGCTGGCGAACGGCCAGCTCATTACCAAGAACGCCGCAGAGCTGGCGACCCACGCCACCGAGCTGGCCGACCATGAAACCCGCCTTTCTACTCTGGAAAGTGACAACACCACCAACAAGCAGGCCATAGCTGATATCAAGGACAAGAACACCCAGCAGGATGCCGCAATCGCTGGCAACACCGACACGATCGCCCATCTGACAGAAAGTCTCGGCGGATATGTTACCGCCGAGACCTTGGCCGGATACGTCAAGAATGAGACCTATACCGCAGGGCAGACCGAACAGGATACCAAAATCACCAGTCTGGAAAACAACAAGGCAGATAAAAGCGAAATTCCCGATGTAACGGGATACGTCCCCACGAGCACCTATAATGAAGGACAGGCCACGCAGGATGCCCGCATTGCTACTCTGGAGCTTAACAGCGTGCCTCTTCCCGCTTCTGTTCGCTATATTGACGTTGATATTGCTACCGTGCGGGCGGCAGGTGTCTCGCACCTGGACAGCTTCTTTGCAAGCGTTATTCTTCCGTTCCCCCGTAACAAAACTTCCCCCAATCACCCCGAAACTTTAACAGTTTCGAACGCTGAAATTGGATATGCTGAGGTGATTTATCTGGATGGAAGCCCCGTGTACGAGTTTGATCCTAGTGACGTGACGCTTTCTGCCGACTTTGCCGGTTCGGGCATTCAGCTGTTCGCATCTGTTCCCACGTCGAGCCTTCCCCCCGCAATCGAAACAAAGTCACGCATTCTCCACTTTGTCGTATCGGCTACCATTTCTTAACAAAATAAGAGCCCCGCTCATAAGAGCGGGGCTCTTATTTTGTTTCATGTGGAACATTTATCCCAAGCGTTCCTCTGTAAATTCATTGACCCCACCGACCTCATACCTGCGTGGGGTCATTACGATCCAACTAGCCGAGTGGGTCACGCGCTGGAAATCGTGGCGTTCTTTTATGGGGCTGTCGTGGTATGAAAGCATTAGACCGCCTGCATCATCAATGATAAGAAAATCATTCAAATTTTCGATATCATCTTTAAGAGCCGCCTGCCCTTCTTTCTTGCCTACTCCCGCAATCGTGCTTTCTAGTACACCTTCACACGTTCGGGCCGCGTAACACTTGGCGTGTAAGAATCTGAATTCGGTGTAACCATAATCGGCTTGCGGGTGTTCGTCCTCAGCAATCCCAATATAGACTTTCTTGCCGTTGGGTTTCGTGACCACCACGCCGCGCTTTTCACACTGGGCAGCAACTTCCCGGTTATACTCTTCGACCTCTGGAACCTTGGCCCCTTCAAACTTGCATGAATCTGTATCCCAGTAAATCACCTTCTCCCAGCCTACGATTTTCAACAGTTGCCAGAGCTTGAGCCGCGTTATACTGGCCGTCCACAGGCCCCACAGAAACGGAAACTTGCCTTTCTGGCTCTTCTGTATCTCCGCAGGGGTTTTCTTTTCCAAGTTGACTTCCCAACTCATACGCTCAAAATCAATGCTGTCTCCGATTTCTGCCGTGTATTCGTCCCTTATCGTCTTTTGGGCGCAGGCTCCGAAAATCGTGTTGACGCAGATTTTGGAGAAAGCATATTCGGAGGAACCTTTCATAGTCTCTTTGATTTTGAACTTGTCAAAAATTGCCATACGGAAAGAATCTGGAAGATACCCAAGCCGAAAACAGAATCCCCGGTGCATCACCACCCGTTCAAAGGTGTATGCTTCTTTGATACGTTGCCAGTCGTTGGAATCGCAATACAGCAATGTTTCATCTGCTTGGAGCACACGGCCATTGTCTTTGTTTTCGTCGTCGCAGTCGAGGCCCGCGCACTTGCTGACAGATATCACGGGGTCTGGGCATTCGGGCCGTATCTGCAACCCCTTTATTGCTATCTCTGCAATCCAGCCCATACCGCAGGATATGATATTGTCCATCACTGCTTGGGGCTGGCCTTGTGGAAGCATCATGGGTTTGCCCTCTGGAAACTTCCACAAGAGCTGTTGTGACGGGTGCGCGCTCTTGAAATCGTAACTGTTACAATTGCGGTAAGTGTGACCTGCACGCCACCGGGTGCCGTGTGTGTCACCGCCTGCCATTGCTTTATATGCAATTTCCATTTGTTCCCGGTTGAGCTCAAGCGCTTGCATCTTTTGGAGCGTCCGGCTGTCGCCTGTCAAATGCTTGTTGACTTCTTTGATAACAAGGGCCGTGTTTGTCATGGGAAGCGTTGCCGCGTTGTAATTGCGTTCTGCTTTCAGGCGTTCGATTGCTTCCCACAGGCCCAGAACATCATTCACACAGTATGCAAATTCGGTATCATCAAGGGGAGTATCTGCTGTTCTGTAAACGGAATAATCCAAATCACCCTTGAGCTTTTCGTGCTTGCATCCTTCTGTTGCTCTGGCAAGGCTCTTTTGGAACAGCTTTAAACTGTCCCGGAATTCAATCCCGTTGTCGAACTGCAAATACAGGGGTTTCCGGCTCTTGGTATAAAGGGCCTTGCAATCTCCCCACCGGTCACATAACATCTGAATAAGGTATGTATACTCATACCCAAGATTATGAACAAAAATAACAAGGCGCTTTCGTTCTGTGATACTCCACTTATCGACCAGCGTCTCCATGATATCGGCCCACTCTTCAAAGTATCGCGGCACAACGACCACGCCACCAATGCACATTTGAAAGGTATAAGCAAAGCCGTCTGTATCGGTGTTGGTGGTCTCTATATCAAATGTACAGGTTACATCTAAATAACGGGGTTTCGGTCTGGCGTTCTTCTTGGTTCGCTCCTGTACAGTTTTGGGAGTGCCCAGCATAGCTAGAAACTCGTCTTTGCTCTCCGCTATCTGTTCACCCATGCATTCTCGCATAATTTAGCCCCCGAAATACTTTGCTAATATCTGTGCCGCCTGCTCTTCTGTTGTGATATTGAATTCACGGGAAAGAGCCGTTGTTTGGCTCTCCCCCGTCTGCTTTGCACGGTCTATCGCGTCCTTTGCCCGTTGCAAGAAGGGCCTGCCGTTGTCTGTCTGCAACAACGTGTAAACCACATCAGAACCAAACGCCGCCTCAAGCTCTTTTGTCATGTACTTGTCAAACAGCTCTGAAATCTCTTCTTGTGAACCGGTAAAACCTCTATCAACAAGAGATTCATAAACGTTTCGTTTCCAGTCCTTGATACCTTGCATTGTGGAAGTCTTGGCACTCAGAAAATCACGCAGGCGCAGATACTCCGCGACAAGCTCCATCCTTGTCATGCTCTTCACGGCTCCGCTGAACTTTGTGCGGCCTTGCGTTTCCAGCATCCCCAAGGCCCTCTTGTAAATGCCCTTGGTTTCTCCTGCCTCTTCCAGACGTTTCAAGCGTCGGTTTGCCGCACCGGATGCACGCCGCACTATCTGTTCCAGCTCTTCCCGGGTGTAGCTTGTGACGTTCGGGCCCTTGGGTGCGTATGCTTCCCACGGTTTGGGCTGGAACGGTCTGCCCTTGCCGCCCTGCTTGCGCTTCTTGGGCGGCTTGCTGGCTTTCTTCTCCTTGAGCTTGGCCGCTTTCCTCTGCTTGGCCTGCTTCTTGTTGCTGGCCTTGCGGGTTGACGGCTTTTGTTCGCTCTTGGCCGTTGCACCCGCAGGCAGTTTATCGGGCTTTACAAGCCCTAACTGATTCTTTATCTTTTTCATGCGTCGTCCCTCACAAACTCCCGGTTGACCTTATCATAATGATACCCGCGCGGCCACCGGAAATACTGGATTCTGATTGACCCGTTCTTTTCGGTCATGTACGGGTTGTTCCCGTTAGTGCGCAGATACTTATACAGTTGCCGCACCGATTCATTGTTGAGCCTCTGCATGGACTTGCCCAACATCTTATAGGCTATCTGGCCCCCATTGGGGCCCTCGACCGGCATAACGTTGCGCGGATGTGCTGACTTGGGGTCAATCCATTCGTATTCTACCAAGTGAACGATTCTCATATTAAAACCATCCTTTCCACTCACAGATAAAAATGCAAATACCGATGATAAAGAACAGCATCGCGAACGGCGCGACGCAAGCAAAGTGATATGCAGGCATTACACCCACCCCCTTAATTCAATATTTACTTTCATGTTAAAACTCCCCATCGTGATAATAAGCTATGATTTCGTCGTCTCCGGCCTTGCGGCCTCTCCGGGTGCAGGTCTCTGTTGCACGTCGGAAGATTCCCGCACAATCGCCCACCTGCTTGAAGTAGTAGACGAACCTGCTTGTTTTGTATTCCTTATCGGGATGATTGAGCAGGAAATTTTCCACCTGCTCAAAGTTGTTTGTCTTGCGGATGTAGAGAATCATGGTTACTGTCCTTTCTCTATCGGGTTTGTTTCGGTCTGGTTTCCTATGTTTATTATCTCATAAATCTATTAACGAGATATGAACAACAGGCGACA